TGTTTGAATCTCCAAAACTTAACTCCGTCTTGTTCGTTATCACGATCAATAACTTTTACGATGTAGAATAAACGTGAACGGTATTGAGATGCCAAATCTTTATCTTCTTTTTTCCCTGTGGAGATAAGTTCATTATAAACTTCCGTTAGTGGTGATCTTTCGTTGTCGTTTTTTTCAGGGTCATACAACTTAACCCATTGTCCATTAACTTGAATTTCGTGATACCAAACTTCTACGAATGGTGAAGAACCATCTTTTGTTGGTAGGATACGAATTCTTCGTTGTGCAGATTTTTCGTTCTTTTGAAGAACGGCAGAAAAATACCTTTTCAATCTGTCTTCTTGTGAAATGTTTTGTTTTTGTGAACTCGGTGTTGAGTTCTTTTCGTACTGTGCAAGTACTGCATCAATTGAATTTGCCATAGATTTTGTTTTTAATTTTTAACTCTTTTATCTATAACAATTATAAGTGAATTTGGTAGAATGTCAAATAAAAAAGGGACCTTTTGGGTCCCTTATATTTTTACATTTCTTCTTCATCATCATAAATATTGAAGGTTTTTTTAATTTCTCCTGGTGAGAAATTTTCAACTTCGTCAGATGTTAAAATATATTCATTTTTTCCTGACTTTTCCATATCTACTTTTTTATCATCAAAAAAATCGGTTAGTTTTTGATTATATGGGTAAGAGTCTAAAGATCTTAACATTAGTTTTTCTTCAGGTGTTTTATCTCTATATCTATCAAATTTTTTCTCTAAGTTTTCAATTTTACTTAAAATTTGATCCATGCTTTGTAATTTAGATTGCAATTCGTCCAATTTAGAAATCATGTCGTCCATAAACCCATCCTGTTTATCTTTAATTTCTTGTTGTGTTGTAACTAAATCAGTGATGTCAATTTCTTCAGATTCCTCTTCACCCCCTTCAGCACCTTCGGTTTCAGCACCTACTTCTTCAACATCAGGATCGTTTGCAACATCTACAGGTTCAGGCACTTCAGTCCCTCCTGTTGGTGGTGCACCTGCGTCTCCACCAGGTGCCGGTGCCCCTGCATCTGCAGGTGGTGGCACATCACCAATAGGACCCTCTTCTCCACCTGGAGGTGCTGCAGGATCTGCCGGTGGTTCAGCCGGTGGTTCTTGTTCATTAAGAATATATCTGTTTATATTTTTAATTCTTTGTATTTCTTGTAAAATCTTTTTATCTACACTCATTTTAATATTTTTAACCATTCAATAATGTTTTCACACCTGTTGGTGTTTCTACCTTTAATGTTCTATTTGTTTTAAGAGTATTGTCTACCCTCTCTATTAAACCATCTTTCATTCTAATGGTATAACAATCACCAGTATCCAAATCACAAACTTGTTTGTGGTCAGCATCTATTTGTTTTTCAGATAATCTAGTATCTTTTTTCAAATAATCATCTAATAAATTTTTAATATTGCTCATAGTTTTTTTTATTATAAATATATCGTTATTTTAAAATTTATCTATACATATAGACGCAAGAGAAAATAAGTAGGTTGCATATTCAGGTGTTATTTCCGCCGATACAATTTTTTGTCTATAAAAATCAAATATATCTTGTCCTGTTCTTGTCCCTGTAAATAAAAACTTTGTGTCATATGCAAATAAAAGTGCGGAGATTGCGGTAGAATACGCATCTTTATCACTTAAAGATGGGTTAGTTGTTTTTGCTGAATTTTTAATTGCTTCTATTATTGGCGCTGTGGATCCTAAAATACCATTTATTGTTTCTAACCCTCCATCTACATCATCAAAACTAAATAAGGGAACCGCTCCTTCAGGAAAACTAACACAAGTTAATTTAGATAATGCCGGGTTAGTTACATATAAATTGTTTGCAGATAAAAGAAATAAATTATTATTAATACATGAGACAATACCGTCATTTGTTAGTGTTGTTGCTTCAGCAGCACTTATTGGTTTATTATCAAATAAGTTTGTCGGCCTAGACATTAATAATAATAAAATTAATGCGTCAACATATTTTTCAGGTTGTTTATTTTTAATTTTCAACACTAATTCACCTATCGATATTGTGGTTATTGTATTATTAACATATGGTAATGTTTTATAATCATTAATTACTAATTTATCACACTCCTCCTCTGGTGAGGTTTTTGGTTCGTTACTTTGTTTTGATGGGTCTAAAATTGTTTCAACATCTTCTTGATATCTATTTTCATTATTTTCTTTTAAAATTTCTTTTTTGTATTTTTCTAAGTAATTTTTCTTAATAAATGTTGATATACTATCAACATCGGGTAGCGCATATTTAGGTATTCTAACACCATTAAATTTTGTTTCAAATGATGATTCATTAATTGTGTGTGTTACTTCTAAAATTTGATATGGTCCATAAAATAATGGAATATGTCTTAAATTAAAATACATTAATGGTTGTATCATCGCATTACCCATACTAGTAACATCTATATTATAACTTAATGATTTATAATAAGAGTACATTGATTGTGTCTCTTGAGCGACTTTGTCTCCTGAAGATCCGCCAGCAAGTCTTTCATTAACCTTGAATGTGACTGCGGTTTGTTTACCTCCACCCATACCAACTGAAAACTTTTTAAACATGTTTTGATTTCTTATACCAAAATCAACATTAAAAGCAACAACTTTATTTGTTTTATAAAAATTAGTTTCGGGTGTTTGTGGTATACTTATTGGGCAATCTGCTGGATTTCTTATATCGAATGAATCATCACCATAAACAACATTTCTGTTATCATTCAATTGTGGATGTTCTGATGTTTTTCCAACATATAAAAATATAAATTTTTGTCTTGAATCTAAGTAATTAACGTTTCTAAAAGTTCCAAAAAGACTATTTGGTATATCAATGTCTGTTGGTTTATTATAGTTTTCAGCATCTAAAACTCCATTAAAATTTATAAATGATGGTGTTGCGTAAAATAATGTAGTTCTATCTTCATCTAGTATGTGACCTATTACATCTGAAATGGTCATATTTTTTTCCATTTTCAAATATTTTGTAACATCTTCAAGAAAAAATTGTAATTGATCACCAATATCTGCGTTAGCGGTGTTCATAAAAAGAAAATCTTCAAATAATGGTCTTGTTAATAAATCACTTCCAGCAGTCCATCTATTATTGAAAGTTTGTAGTTGTATGTATGTTGATAGTTTATTAATGTCTCCATTTACGTTTCCTTGATTACTATTTGTTTGTAAACTAACTCCTGGTATTTTATCTCTCATATATTGAAACACTTGGTTTGTGAGATTTTTTTGTGTGTCTAAATTTTCTTGTAACAGGTTATCTATGTATGAAATGAAGTTTGTTTTGTTATAGCTATTACCATTAGAAATTGCATAAAACTTTTGTAATGAATATCTTTTTATTAATTCCTCACATGTTTCTACATTTTCTTTTGTAAAATCAATATTCATATCTATAAAAAAGTCTGTAATTGTACTGCCAGTATTATTATATGAGATATAATCAGCATTACCAAAACCATTATAATTATGTAATTGTAAAGACTTCCAAGCATCTACATTTTTTTGACTCAAAGTTCTACTTGTTAAAAGAGCATTTGGTCCTGTTAAAATACCATCACCAGGTAACGTACCTGGTACATATGGGTCAAATGTTATAGGTGATAAATTTTTTAATTCAGGTATAGTTGTTAAACTTGTAAATAATTTTCTGTTAAAATTTAATGGATTACCATTTTTAAAAATAATAGGATTTTCTATCAAAAATTCCCTGAAAGTATTCGCATTATTTTTTTTCTGTGTGGTTGCTAAACTTAGTCCATCATTATTTTCTTGTATTTTTGTTAGTGGTGATGATGCATCATTTACTGAAAAAATAGATAACATTTGATCAAATAATTTTCTATTTTTTAATGAAGTTATACCACCTGAAGAAAAATAAGATGGGTCTTGTACATCATCTTCTAAAATTAAAACGTCTTTTGGTTCTGGATTTCTTTTACAAAAACCTAAAAATAATTCTTCAAATTTATCCAATATTTCTTTTCTAAATGATTTAAAATAATAAAATAAACCATTACCTTCAAAAAGATCTTGGTATGGACTAAGATAAATATTATTTTCTAATATGTTTGATGTTTTTGAAAAATATCCATAGTTTGGTTGTCCCCATAATGTTCTAACAGAACCATTAAACAATTCCTTACTACTTAAAATTTCATAAGTTAATTTATCATTTTTAAAAAATTCAAATTTTGCTTGGTTTAATGGTATACCTCCGTTTGACGGTATTAAAATGTGAATCTTATTTTGCGCATCTATATTGTATTTCTTATCAAATGTAAGATATGAAAAATATGGATTTAAAATAATACTTCTTTTTAAGTTATTAGGGTCTCCACCAAAAGGCATAAAGTATGATGCATCTTTATTTACTCCAATATTTAAAGTACCAGCAGTGTACGCATTTGTGAATTCACTTTCAGTATAACCTGTAAATAAATCTTTACCAGTAAAATAGTAATGTACATCTGAAATAAGTTTTGGATAAAATCCTGTATTAATAATATCAACATATTTAGTATTATCATTTGCGTCTATTTTTTTATACTGACAAATAAAATCTTGTGACCCTCCTGTATAATTTTTTATTTTATATATTTTTTCTAAATTTTGTGATAATGGATCATAATTTTTTGTAAAATCAAAATCATTAATGACACCATCTAAAATATCTTCTCCTGTCTCTATATATTTTTTATATCTATGATAAAATGATCCAATTTTTAAAATTTGTGAGTATTCATATTCATCTAATTTAGATATAATGTTATCGGAAAATATAACATCAGTATAGTTAAAATCTTTGTCGTAAGTATAATAATATGATAAAGGACTACCATATGAGTTTAAGTACATATATCCTAACGCAACATAAGCGGTTGTAGTGTTTCCTGATTTTTCTAATTCGACTCCTTTCTGTAACGCATTTACAAAATATGGTGTATTAATATTACTATTTATTTGTGTACTTGAAACATTTCCTGAATAGTTTGGTATGTCTCTATAGGTTTTTTCTGTAAAATTTAAGTTTTCTACTCCTTTTGAAAGATAATCTTTAAGTTCTATTAAATTATTTATTGGGTTATTTGTTGTTGGGTTTACTAAGATATCTTTTTTACTGTTATTTACTATATAATCCATTCTATCATATGGTAAAATATTTGTATAATAATCATTTTTTTTAAGTCTTGCTAAAACTTTAATATCATCTAAAAATGTTAATGACTTTTCATTAATAGTTGATTTAGATAAAAAATCGTCTTGCGCGTAATCAAGTTGTTTTGTTTCTTCAACATACTGTTTAAATTTCGGCGCTAAAGGATCATTATTTTCTAAAGCCAAGGTATACCCATCAATACTTTTTTTACTATATAATCCAAAACTATTTTCTGTTAAATTTTGTAAATAAGGTGTATTAAAAATACCTCTTTCTAAATTTAACCAATGATCTGCGGTTCCATTATTTGCTAATGTTTTTAAATAATTAAAAGCGTTTTCATAGTTAAAATTTGTATTTTTTAATTTCTCTTGTACTGTAAAGTTTTCAGTTATTGCATTAATTATATTTTGTCCCTCTAAATGTGAAACAAAGGTATCCGCCTGTAGACTCTGTGGGTTAAATTGTTTTGCCAATATATTACTATAATTTGATAAAACGTATAACCTTTCATATAACTCATACATTACACTTAATTCGGTAGTACTATTATATGGTTTGTTATTAAACGGAAATTCAAGAGCGTTTACTGTTGTAAAATTTTGTAAATTTTGTAAATTTTGATATACGTTTTGTTGCGACGAACTTGCTCTTCTTACTGTAGCATCTAAAAAGTTTTCAGTAAAATGTACTTCAGGCCATGTTGCATAATCAAATGCAAATGTTTTAGAAGCATATTTAGGATCCCCCAAATATCTAACAACAAAACTTTCCCTTCCATCTTGTAGTTTTTCTTGAACATAATATGTTGGCCAAGGATATACAACATTTTGTTCGTTTAATTTTCCTGTTGAGTAGTTTACAACATTTTTAGAATCAATTCCTGAAGATTTTTCAGCAGGTATTACGCTTTTTATTCTTAAAGGATCGTTTCTTTTATCCCAAGCCAATCTATGGGTTCTATCCATTAATCTATAAAATGTATCACATCCGGCAATTATTATTGCCATAATATTTCTAATGGTTGGTTTAAAACCTAATGTTCCGTCTACCTTTGTTACCCTATCTGATAATTCATTAGAAAATTTTGTTTCAATTTCTTGTTCTTTTGCGGTTAACTGTTGTTGGTAATTATTAATTCTATCTAAAAATCCACCAGGAAAAAGTGTTTGACTATTTGGGTCAGTGATTCCAAATTTCATATAGGTCGGTTCAGTACTTATTGGTTGGTTTGTTGTTGGGTCTAGTCTTGTTTCTGCGTTTTGTAAAACCAAAAATAATTGTACTTTAAAATCCGTTAGTTCCGCTTGGTCGGGTGTTCTACCATATCTAATTGTATATGTGTTAATAAAGTCTTTATCACTTAATTTATCTGGTGTTATTTTTACAAATAACTCGTCTTCAGAAAAAGACACAGGTATTTCAGATGGAAAACTCTTACCACCTATTGTGTAGAAACCACCAATACCGAAAGTTTTATTTTTTTGTAGTATTTCGACACTATTTTTTATTTCATTTTTTATAGCAGTTTCAATCTCATTTCTTTTTTCTAAAGGAATGGTTTGTTTAAAATCATAGTAAATTTGAGGTCCCTTACCATCATCATAAGATATATAATTAGTAGTGTCTAAATACCTACTTAATAAAACTGTATAATTTCTATCTTTAATTTCATTTAATTCTTCCCTAAAAGATTTAATATCATTTAGCGCAATAAAGTCTTTTTTTTCAATACTTTGTTTTATTGAAGTTACAAAATCGTCAGTATTTTTTATAAATTGGTCTATTGTTAATCTTGGAAATCCTGGTGAAATTAACTTTTTATTTTCATATTCTTGATATACTTGATTTAAAATTTGTCTACCTAAATAATCTACGTCTAAATTTTTTATAGAAGTATTAGAACCTCCAGGTGCATTGTTAGATGTTCCTCCTTTTGCAACAATTATTGGAAACATTTTAGGTGCTGTTTTAGCATATGTAAGAGATGTGTCTTGTAAAAGTGAAACTAAATTTGATGTTAGTTTTATGTCTATATCAAAACTAGCCGTATCATCATTAAATTTAGCCGTAAAATCTGTCATGAACAAAGTGTATCTAATTGCCTTACCATAAAACCCTTTTACTGTTAAATAAAATTGTGGATAAGGTAAATTAAAAAATGTAGAATATATTGAATTTTCTCCTTGCTCAAATAAAGTCTTACCCCCAACATCTGTTAATGCTATTTTAACATCAGGTACATAACCTCCAGGTCCCGCATTTGGTTTAACGGTAATGCTTATGGATTTAATACCTAACGCTTGCGTGTCTTCATAATTTCTAACATTTCTGAAAGCCCTAATTGTACCATCTTTTGTTTCAAATCTTTCCCCTGTTTGATTTGCACCTAGACCTTGTCTTGACCCTTTTCCTGTGAATTGATCTGACCAACTTGTGTCAAAAACTTTTTTCCCTTTTGGTTGTAGAAAATTTAATTTTTCAAACGAATCCGATTGTCCTTGTATTGTAGCAACTAAAGTATTTACAACAGGGCTATCAAAACTTTCCCCAACCGCCAATTTTGTTCTTGGTATTACTCTAGCCTCTAAATTTGCATAAAAAACTAAGTCTTCGTGTCTAACTAACCTATCTTGAACTTGATTTCCTATTAATACTTTATTAGGGTCGATTAGTATTATATTATCATAATCGGTTTCTATATAAATTTTTTCTTGCTGAAACTTATCTGCCATAATAAAATATATATGTGTCCACAGCGTTTTTGTAGTCTTGTAGTGCAGCAATCAAAGGAAAAGGTACAATAATTGCCGATCCGTCAGGAATGTTTTCCTCTAAACCACCAAAAGACGGATTTGCCTGTAAAATTAACCAACCGAAATATGGTGTACCATATTTTTCAAAACTAAGCTTATCGAGTCTAGATTGATTTTTTCTATATATAAATTTTTGGTCTGATGGTCTAGGTGGTAAAGTAACAAACGGAACAACCGTCTGTCTTCCATCTATTAAAAAACTTCTATATCTATCATAATACTCCATATTATTTCATTTGTCTTTTTAAGTTAAAATAATCCCAAGTTGATTCAACATTTGACCAAATAGCTCTTAAATTTTCATCATTTGGTGGTACAATTGGAACTTGTGATTCGTAAGTAAATTTTCTAAGCTTATCTCTATTATACGGTTTATAATTAAGTGCATTTTCTTCTCCAAAAAATCTTTTATACACCTCATCATTTGTGTATTTATCTTTGTAAGAAACCACTAATTTGTCAAAACTATTCTTTAATTTAGTGTATAATGTATTAACTGGATTATTCGGATTGTAAACATTTGGTATATATAGATTTCCTTGAGGTCTAAATATAACTTTGAACCCTAAATTTTTAAATATGAAGTTTTTCCAATTTTCTTTTTGTACTGAACCATCAATAACTGAAATTATTTGATCAACAAAAAAATCGTAGTTACCTACTAATAAATCTCCCATAGTCATTGCAAATCTTCTATCAAAAACCGAAACATCAGGAGCATCTTCATTATCTTCAATTTTGTTAACTAAATATAAATTGAATAAATAATCGCTATTATAAACATTTTTATCACCATTAGGGATTAATTGATAATTTTTTAGTATTTGATTAAAATCATTTAAGTCTGTTCTAATTTTTAAAAAATCGTTTTTCAACTCGTCGTAAGTGTTTGTTGCACCAACACTTGATGCTTCAACTTCTGATGTTCCTGATATATTATAAATGTTAACACCACCTCTTTTATTTTCTCTACCGTCTATTTTGTTTGAAACAAAATTAATTTTATCGGTTATTTTAATAAATTCTAATTGATTTTTTACTATGTCATTTGCAAATTTATCTAATTGTTGCTGATAAAGATTTTTTTGTTCGTCAAGTATTTCTTTAATTTTTCTTTTAATTTTCCTTATATCTTGATTTTTAAAATCTTTTTGGAACTCTAAACCCCCTAATATTGGTATTGTTTCATCATCAACATCTTGGTTTGTTTTTTGAAAAAGGTCGTCTATTTTTTCTTGGTAATTAACTGGTTTTCCAATAATGTTAACCTTATTAGATGTATTACCACTTAAATAGTCAAATAAACCTTCAGAATATTTTCTATCTTTTGTTAAAATAATTAATCCTCCCCACCCTTTAACTATTATTGTATTTTGTATTGCCTGATTGAACCCATTAACCATGTCCGCAGTTTTATCAATCAATTGATTCATAACTTCTTTATAATTAATTCTACCTGAAATTAAATTTGTATTTATGTCCGCAAAACTTGATTCAATTGTTCCGATAGTATCTCCAGCATCGTTTTGTCTTGGCCTATTAGGGTCTATGTCTCCTACCTCATCTTGTATACTTTTTAAAATTTCGTCATCTATTTCTTGTAAAAAGTTTTCAGTTTCATCCGCTCTATCATCATAAATTTCTGTATTAGCATAAAAGTTAAATGATAAACCATTTTGTAATTTAGCGATTGGTTCTGCTATTCCATGTCCACCAATAAAGTCAAAACTTAGTGTGACATTAGCCATCATTGGCTGAACTCCAATCCCTTCAGGATTCAAATCATATTTTAAATCATCGTATTTTAATGAAATACTTCTAGGTACTATTTTAGTATGATAAAAATCTCCAATCCTTAAAACTAGAATTGGTGGGGAACCAAAAGCACTATTAAATGCGTCGTTATATTGTAAGGTAAACCCTCCTTGTCCGTTATCAACGGCGGTTGGTATTGTGTCTCCTGGTCTTACACACTGTTGTAAAAATGTAAGTCTAGCATTTAAACCTTCAGGTGTTGTTGAATGGAATACTGGATGAAAATTTTTAAATTTACTTTTTATACCATCATAAACCATTGGTTGTTGTTCTTGAATCATATCAAAATAGTTGCATTCAGTTAACAACTTTCTTAGTAGTCTTTTAGTTAAACCAGCCCTTAGTTTATTTGTTTTATCTTTAATTTGAGTAGTAACTACTTGTTGTTTTTTTATTTGTTCAGAAGGTGGTGTTGTGTTTTGGTCATCTTGACCTGCTTGTTCGTTTACTCCTGTACTTTCCGCAACATTATCAGTAGTTGCTTGGTCTTTTTTATTTTCTTCATTAGGTGTATCAATGTTCAAACCTGTTATTTTAACTCTTCTACATAACATAGCCTGTACAGAATATTTACCGTCATAAAAACCATCAACATTAAAATCTTTTTGACAATCAATATCTTTATATGTCGGTTCATCTATTGTTGCTACGTCTCCTTTAGCTTCTGATTTATAAGTTAAATTACCGTTATCTAAATAAGTTTTAATTTTATCTCCACCAGATTCAAAATTTTTAATAAAATTTTCAACAGTTTTTAGTCTTCTTTCTGAAAGTGATTGATTATCATTTCCGCTTGAATTTGCAGATGCCTCAATTTTAAAAAAAACTTTTTTACCTTGTTTCAAAGTAGATAATACTGCCGGTAAAAATTCTTTTTCTAAAGTTGTAAATTCTTTTTCACCAAAATCAAATACCCCTGATAATGAATCAACTCTAGCATCAACATATTCTGTATATGAAAAAGATTCGGTATTATTGGGTAACGTGTCTATAAAATTATAATTACTAGATCCAGAACCCTTTCTACTATCATATTTAATTATTTTATCAGGAGCTTGTGATATTAATGGGGGGTCAACCGATGGGTCTCCTAAATATAAATCTTTAGTGTCTTTACTATAAAGATTATCATAATAGGTTTTATAACTGTCTTCTGCTTTAAAATTGTCTTTTTTAGGTTGTGATTGTTCAAAAAGTAATATTATTTCTTTAAATTCTTCTTTTTGTAAAATATCTTCTTGCCCTTGGTTTTCATTATTATTTACTTGTCCTGTTTTATCTATTTCCGTTGTTTTTGTTACTATAGGTTTTTGTATTGTTTCAAAATAGTCCCTATATTGTTCTACTGTTGATAATTCGTTTATTACTTCATAAACATCAGATAGTGTGAACTCTCTATATTTTTTTAATAGGTCATAAATGTCGTATTTTAAGCATCCAGCAATAAACGAATCAACTATTCTCGTTACTTCACTATTATCTTTTACATTTTGTAGTTCTTTATCTAAAAGTAAATTCATAACAGATGAATGGTCAACAACCATAGACCAACTTATAGAACCTGTTCTTACCGTATTTTTATATGTTTTTATTGGTTCAACTCTACCTAAAAAAGTGTGGTCTTGCCAACTAGCGTTGGACCCTTCATCGAAGGATAAATTATAAGGTGGAAACCACATGATTCTACCACCATTAGGTCCTATTTCACAAGCAGGTAAGTCCTCAACTCTGAAACCATTTCTATCCGATGTTCTCCAAGCTAAGTTTTCTAATGAAAACATATATTTTTTTACCTTACCTTTATTATCCAAATTTGTCGATCCCTTACCTCTCATAGGTGCGATGTTCAAATTATATGTGTTATCTAATACAGAGTAGGTTGATTTACCTCCACTTCTTATAAGGCCATCGGCCTTTTGTAACTCATTATATGTGTAGTAAGGTCTATCTTTTGTAAATAATCTACAATATTCATAACCCTTTACTTCGGATGGTTCACCGTTTGGTTTTTTAGAAGTCGGAGTTACATATCTGATAACTCTAGATCCTTTGGTTAATTCTATGTATCCATCATTAAAGACTTTAGAAACTTGATTAATCGCGTTACCTACGTGTTCTAATTTACGTGTAGATTTATTACCAGCATCTATTAATTTTTGTGTAATATCTAAAATAGAACCGTCAGTAAATGTAACGTTTGTGGATTTTGTTTTATCAAAGAATGGTTTAAATGCCGATGTCTCAAATAAACTATCGGTGTTAAATCTTGCTAAGATATTTTTTTTATTCGATGGTCCTACAAATGTTCCAGGTTCAATGTAATTATTTTTCGATATCCAAGTAAAACCCCCTTGTGGATCAACACTATCAAATAAATTTCTTGAGTTTAAACCAAAAAGAAAATCACTTATTCTACTACCTTCAAAATCTTTTCCTACTTCACCATAACTATAAACTGGACCATCCTGTGGTCTATTGTTTCTTCCTTTAGGTAAATCCACTTTAGGACTAACTAAATCTCTGATATAATTTTTAGTAATTCCAACATAAAAATTAGATTGTGGTGCCAATAAATTAGTGGCACTTAAACCCGCAAATCTATAAGATGGTCTATATGTGTTATAAAATAATTGATCAAATAATAAACTTTTGGTTGCATCAGATGTATATGATAAAAACTTTTCAGACGCTTGGTCAATAAATAAGGAACTAATTTGTTGTGCTAAATTACCTACGGCACCAGCAACCGCACCAATAGGATTAAGGGCCGCTTGTGATAAAAAGTTTTTATTTGGGTAGTCGAAATATTCACCAGGTATTAACGAATATGGACTATAAAGTCCCGCAAGTCTTGCTGTAAAACTTAAAGCATTTGCAACAGAATTTGGTCCTCCTGTTATTTTATAATTTTTTTGAACTATAGGTATATTATTTGTTACAATACCTAAAGCATCAAATGGGTCAGTATTTGGTCTAACCGATGTTGTATTTGTTGCAGGATCAACTTCACCCGTAAAAAGGTTTGTCCTACCTACTGTTTGTTGTAATAATTCAAAAGCAACTCTTGCTTTAAATTCTTTTTGTAATTGTTTAGCCGCGAACTGAGCCAAAAGTGAATCTTGACTTAATGTTCCTTCAGATCCTGTTGGGTTTTCATTTTGAATAATATTTACAGGGTTATACTCTGATGGTATAAAAGAGAAGGTAGTTTCGCTACTAACATATGGGGTGTTTATTGTTTCTTGTGCCAAATCTTCAACTGTAATTTCATCATAAGCACCGTCACCTGTGTTATATTTGTTTTTAATATACGCATAACTTTGTGATTGTTCTGTTGTTTTGTTCGGTTCAGATGAAAAATATTCATATTCTCCTTCATTAGTTTTTGTATTTTGATTTACATTTGGGTATTTTTCTTGATTTCCGTATCCATTTGGTAAATTTTCAGGACCATATTGGTTTAAAACATACGCCAATCTTCTTGATTGTTCTTTTGTTCTTTCTCGTTCAGAGGCGGTGTATTCGTATTCACCTTTATTTGCGTCAGTTTGTTTATTAATGTTAATAATAATTGTTTCACCAAAACCATTAACTTTACCCTCCGGCCCGTATTCATTTGCAAGGTATGAAATTATTTGTGATTGTTCTGTTGTTATGTTTGGTGCAGACGCAGTAAAACTATATTCTCCAAAATTACTTTCAGTACCCTTATTAACATTTATTATAATTGGTTCTCCAAATCCGAGTGATACATTTTCAGGATTAAATTTATTTAATACTCTAAGTAAATTTTCTTGTTGGTCTCCTTTTTGTTCTAATGAACTATTATTAGCAATTGATTGATTATATGCGTCGTATTCTCCAAAATTTGAAAATGCGTTTAAATTAGTGTTAATTGCTACCACTTCTCCAAATCCCCCTTTTTGTGAATACTTATTTAATCCAATTAACTCAGGTTCTTTTAATTCTTGATAGAAATTAATTGGTGGGCTATCAATGATAGAATAATCAACAATTTGTATTTCACTAATAGGTAATTGTTCACTATAACTAAAATACCCTTCGACTTTATATGGTCTTAGGTTTCTTGTTATTAACTTTTTCCTAAAATTTTCTGTTGAATTAAATGATAGTGGGCTTTCCATTAATATCTATTTTATATATAAATAGATTATTTTAAATTTTTTAATAACCGAAGACACCTTTTTCTCCCATGATTTTTGGCATCTTAGAAAACTCTTCTCTAATTTTATCGGTTAATAATGTTGCGTTGTCTCCTTTTTCTAACATTTGTTTTAATGTGCCATCAACACCTTTAACTTCAATTACTATTGGGCTGAACTTAACTTCGGTGGTGTTATTTGTATTAACGGTAGTTTCTACTTTTGCAAAAGTCTCACCCGGTGTTTTTGTTTGCATAGGTAGTGGTTTTGATGACATATCATTTAGTGCGTATGCGGTATCAAAACTTAGTTTTGCTTTATTTAAAATCTCATTTAATCTTGGTGCTGCTAAAAAATCATCTTCTTTATCAAAAACCATTTTTGAAATGGTTCCTTTATCACCACTTATTAAGGTGTTACTTTCAAACGGAGTTTCAGTTATCATATAATCTTTAGCAGTACCCGACCAACTTGTGTTTGCCATGTCCTGTTGCATTTTATCTTCTTCTGTTGCTGAAACAGCTAAAATATCTTTAATATTTACACCACTAACAATTTTAGACATAAAATCACCCATTCCTACATTTTCTTGAATTCTAGCATAATATTCAGTAGATTCTTTCATGTTACTTTCTAAATTCTTCATGATTTTATTTTGTTCTGATGCATTCTGTGATAAAACTCCTTTATCACCAGTAAGAAGATAGTCATGTATTGCTCTAACATCTTTTGCTTGTTTTTCGGATATACTTAAATTTGACATCGCAATTCCTCTTTCATCCAACTTAGCCTTTTCCTGATACTCCTTTATGTTATTCATTTGTGCAACCGTAGCGTTAGTTACATCTTCAATTTCACCTACTCCAGGTATGTTTAAACTAATTTTTCCATCTTTTATTTCTCCGACACTTTTTATTAATTCTAATTGGTCTTTATCAAATTTGTTAGGCGTTAAACTATTAATTTTATCTTCAATAAATGATTGTTTTACTCTTTCTTGACCTATTTGCATTGCGGTGTCTAAATTACTACCCATTAATGTTGCTTGTTTTTCTAATCTCATTAATTCTGAAGGGCTTGGTGGTATGGGATTTCCGAGTTCGTCTAATTTAAATGCCGATTCATATACTTTTAACATTTCATCCTGTAACCCTTGAGCATCATATTGTCCCATTCTCATAACTTCAAAGAAATTCCCTAACTTTCCTATTTCCCCACCATACATTTGCATACCCTGAGATAATTTAACTGCTTGTTCAGGGTCCCATAATGTTTTAGCCAATTTAAGCGCACCGATACCATCAATACTAGTTCTTAAACTAGCGGCTTCTGATGCCATTTGAGTTAAACCTTCAGAACTTAATCTAAATGTTTGTAGACTTTGTATATTTTTAGAGACATCATCAACAACTGTTTTTACATCTAAACCTAATTTTTGAGCTTCATTAGTGATTTTTTGTATTTCTTTAAATGAATTTTCTTGAGAATTAAAAATTCTCATAAAAGTGGCCTCTGTTTTTATTAAGTCAGCAGTCGCCATACCCGTCGCTTTTGAATACTCGATTTGATCCATCAAGAGTCTCTGTGTTGGGACAACCGCCTTATTTAATGCACTACTTGTTTCACCAGCGGCGGTTGTTATTTCTGAAATATTGACACCTAACTGATCTAATCCCTCACCTAACTGCGTTGTTCCAACATAAGCGTCAGTAATATATTTTTGAAACGCATTACTGTTTATTACAACACCGTCTGTAATTTCTCTTTGTTTTTTTATTGTGGTGTCTTGTATTTCAACTAATCCCTTTACCGCATTTGATAATGCGTTCTGTAAATATGTTGCTTCTTCTAGCGCGGTTTTTGCCTGTGAGGCACTAGAAAAAACACTCTTACCGGCAGCTCCGGCACCTAGATTAGTTGGTATAGTGTCTGATAAAAACATAACTTTATTTTATAAATAGAGGAATTATTTTTTTTCGTATTCAGTATACAACTTATCCATGAAATATCTTCTTTCAAAACTTGGCATAATTAAAATATCCGAATACGAAAAATTTCCGTATTTAGTAAGATAATAAAATTCGTCCATTAAATTTTTCTTATTATTCAAAGAAAGGCCGAAAAAACTCCACCCCAAACGTAACATTCACAGTAACGTTTTCTCCTGACGGGGCTTGAACTTCTCTTACAAGGTTTAATTTAGGTTGGCATTCTTCCATGAATCTTCTTAAACTTTTAGAATCAGATATTGGTAAATTTATAATAATTGATCCAATAAACCCCTTATCTTTATTTCCGTCAATATCTACTATTTGTGTTTCAAGTTTTTTTGTTACAACAGGTGCAATCATTCCTTTAGGGTATTTAGCTGTAAGATTGTCGATTTCTGTTTCTTCTCTCATATTTAACACCTTAAATCTTACCTTTTTTTGTGTTTTCGGTAATGTGTATATAAAAAGTCCATCTTCATCTGGAATATGTTTTAATTCTTGCATATCAACACTATCTAATATAATAGTAGTTTCAAATTCTATTTTAGTTTTAGGGTCCATTAGTTTAAACCTATAGTCGGGACCGAAAGCGGTATTTCTTAAAAATAATAGTATTGCTTGAACATCTCCAGGTAATAATAGTTCAACATCAAACCCATGTTCATAAATTTTATTTCTTAAAAGAGTTTTAATTAATTCAGCACCTGTCATGTTTTGAGACATAAGAAGGTTTTCATCTTGTGCGGTCAGATAACCAATTTTTAAAGATTCTTTTTTTGGTTTGTAAAAAATACCTCTTGATGGTAATTTAATTACGTCATGTGGTAAGTTAAAATTTTCTTGACCATATTTTAAAGCGTCGTCCATAGTTTTTTATTAAAAAAATAAAACAATCAAACTGTTTGTAAATAAAAAACCTCACTTTGTTAGTGAGGTTCATTATAAAATATTTAAAAGTTAATTAATATACTAAAATACATCTGTCAGGTTGTAATTTCATATCAACTCCCATGATATCATCTCCACCGTAGTTTAGTGAACCAAAGTTTACGCTTGTAATTAAACAACCTTGTAGAATCCACTTTTCAACCGCCACACCTGTTGGGTCTAACAATTCTAAGTCAAGATCTTTTTTATAACCGGCAGCATATCCCATACGACCCGTTACTGATTCTGCATGTAATCTAACCCATTCCATTGCCGCTTGTGCTGCCGAAGGTCCGATTGGGTCTCTTAATTTAACACCAATCTCACCCCATGAAAAGTTACTTGAAACGTAAGTTTGTGTGTTTAAGAATTTTATTTCTTTTTTTCCAATTGTTATTTGAGGTCTATTGGTAGTTTCAACATACCAAGAATTAATCCCCAAAGAAGATGGGAAAGTCAATATAAACCTATTTGCTCTTTTAGGTTCATACTGAAAAGGCATTCTCATTAATAAATCAGCCATAGTTATTAGTTTAAATTGTTTTTATTTTTTATTATAAATATTAGTTCGTTATTTTTTTTCTATTTACTTTAAATTATTTTTCAAATATTCTCTATATATAGAATTACTAATCATATTTAGTTTTAGTTCCTCCTTTAGTTAAATATAAATTAACTGGACTTTTTTCATATTCTTTTTTCAAAAATTCAGAAGATGCTTGAATATTTCTTGGATCATCATCTGAAAAACCAATTGAAACGTTTCTAGAAACAAACTCTTCTATGTCTTGTGTTGGTTCGTTCATATTAACATCATTTTTAAATTTTGGAGAAATGTCTTCTAATTTTTTATTTGGGTTTTTATTTAAAATGTCTTGTACCAAATCTCTTGCTTGTTGTTTACAATAAATTATAAATTTTTGAAGTGCTTTATTTTTTTCTTCTTCAGGTGATGCTGCGCTGCCGGCACCAAAAGAAACTGGATGAAATTTACACATATCTAAGTAATCCATAATAAGTTCTTTATCATCATACTTTAAGTCTCTTACAGTTTCGAACATTCCTTGAGTTTGTAACCCCCTATATTTTTTTAGGTTCTCCACTAAAACTTTAGAATTTATACCCAAATGATTTGATATAATATAATTTAAAACCGCCTCTTTTAATGTTTCAGGATTATGTCCTCTTGCTGTTATAATTGCAAAAATTGACCCCCCATTAATACATTCCACAAAGTCATTCCATGATGGTCCTGGACTTGCAATCATCGAGTCGATTATAAATCTTTTATCCCCTTCTGTTCTAAAATTTCTAAAGGGATTATTTGCATAACCAACAACAGTAGTTCCTTTATAATTAAAAGGTTCAACACCTATTTGGTGTCTGTGTTCAGCAAAATCTTCGGTTGACAGTCCAATCTCATCCTCATTTTCTGTTAAAACAATAATTTTAGTTGGCATAAATGCAATATTATCATCCCAATCAAACGCATAATAATTTAAATCTGGTCTCCCTTCTTCAGTAATACCTTCATTTAATCTTCGTTTATTAATCTCTCTATATATGTGTTTTCTAATATTCATTATTTTTTTACAATCAAAAGAAGTTTCTGAAGTTGTTCTTCAGTTATAATAATATTTTGTTTTTTTGATGAAAAAGTTTTTTCAGATCTTGAAAAATCATTAACAGTTTCTTTGATAATTTTCTTTTCTATTTTCATATACTTTTTTTTATAAATATATAAATGGGGAATATTTCTATCCCCCATTAAATTTATTTTCTTTTATACGTCATCGAACGATGCTCCTGTTGGTGTGATAACAAACTCTATGTCTATGTATTCTAACGCTCTTGTTGGTTTCAAGAAGATTTTACCCGTTAAAGTATTTGAATCCAAATCTTCAGGAGTATTAGAAACAGTAACTCTAAAGTCAATTAAACCTCTATCTCTTCTGATTGAATCCAAGATTGGGTTAACCGCATCTAAGAAATCTTGTCTCACTTTGTCGTCATTTTGTTCAAATAACAATCTAACCGCAACCGCTGAAATTAACTTTCTTGCTTGTAGTAACAATCTTCTAACGTTAATTCTATCTAAAGCGGATTCTCTAATTTGTAAAGTTTTATTACCCCAAATAACCGTACCAACATCAGAGAAAGTAGCTATTGGATTAATTCTTCCTTTATATAGTGTATCTCTATCTTCTTGAGTTAGTTTCTTTCTTGCTTTAATAGAGTTAACCAAACCTCTTGTGTAACCAGCCGATGCGAACCAAGGGAATGCAATATTATCGGTTAATGCTAAGTTTTTAGTTACCTCACCTGTTGGTGGAAGATAAATTTGAGTATTATTTACAGAATCTCTTGTCAAAATCCACGGATAGTAAGTTGCTGTGTAATTTGAATCAATTCCTGTATTCTCTAAATTATCTACCACTTCTTGTGGATAAATTAATCCTTCCGTTAAGTCACTGTATGAAGGTAAGAAAAGATTAAAGTCAGGTGTTGTACAAATGTAAATTGAGTCAGCCCTATCAGTTTCAACAACATCTATAGCGTTTTCAACAAGATTTGAATTATTAACATAATCAATTCCTGGTGTAACAAAAACGTTAATGTTAGTTGCTTCAGGATTTGCAAATGATGTTTGACCCCATAGATATGCATAATAGTCAGTATTTGCCCACACTTCTTGGTTAGGTCCTGTAATTTGTTTAAATGCCCCCCATCCTGTTGCTGTTGGGTATGTGGCAGACGCCGCAGCACCTTTTTTATAACCTGATTGACCTAATTGGAATCTATCGGTATTGGTTCTACTTTCTCTGTATATATCCCAACCATCAAAACCGCCAGCGGCTAATAATGTAAATTTACGAGTATTTAATCTAAAATATGCATTATCTGAATCCGTAGGTTCAGAGTTGAAAGAAGAAACCCCAACCTCAAAAGCCGAAGTATTAGCAGACATAAGTACATCAAACATAGTAACTATAGTTGCTCCACTATCCATGTGGAAACCTTTTGTCTTGTAACCCCATTCTGATCCTGTAGTATCTACCGCAATATTTGAAGGTAATTGTTTTCCTTTATAATTAAAGAAGTCATAATCTATTCCTGTAATATTAGATATACCTAAATAAGCCCTTCTTGGATTTTCTCCATTTGAGATTACTGGATTATCTCCGCCCGCTGATGAACCAAATGGTGGGTTATATATTACTTCACCAGGTGTTAAGTATTTAGTTTTATAAATAACAAAAGGAGGGGTTGCAGTTTGGTATTGTCTAGAAATATAACCCTCAAATCCACAAGGTAATGCATCGGTTGGGTACTCTTCACTTAACTCAACCATTATGTATTTAGAATTTAGTTGGTATTCTCCATTTGCGGTACCAACTTTGTTTGCCACAAAATTATTAAGATTAGGATCCATTGAACAATTTGTGAAACTTTCAATTACTCTAACGTTTTGATCATTATCATAAAAGTCTCTTACAAAAATATCAAACGTTCCATTATTAAATGAAATATTCCCAATAGAAATCTTAACAAGTCTGTTAGAGGCATCTCCATCTGAAATAAGTTTGAATTTAAATAATTTATAAACTTTGTTACCTCTTAATTCAGAAACAACAAATGGAGTTTCAGGTGTTTGGTATTGTTCTAAATAAAAACCTAAAGTGTCGTTATCTCCACTTCTTGCATCATCAATAGCGATAAAGTCACAATACAAACCTCTAACTTTACCGGCCCTATAACCTGATGTTAATAGACTACTGTAAGATTCCTCAACAAATAAAGGAACCTCATTTCTATCTTTAGCAAAATTAGACCTACCAAATATTTTAGAAATATATCTACTATCTGTTGAAAGGAGTGAAGTTTCAAAACTAAAAGTGTCACTATCTTTTGTAATACCTGAAATAACAAATGTACCGTATGGGTCTTTAGTAATTCCTGAATAATTTCCTGAACATACCATAATTGCGTCACTTGTACCACTAACTTCATAAACAGGACCATCATCTGTTGAATATGTTGATATACCTCTTGATCTTAAAGTTGCAACTACTAAATCGTCATAATCAGAATATGGTGTACCTGAATAGAATGTTGCATATAATTTACAAGTACCTGTAAATTGTGAGGTAGTTGCGCCTGTGCCAATAGCATCAAGAGCAGCACCAAAACCAAAACCATAATAACTTCCAACACTATTAGTTTTAGTATAATCAAATAATGAGTAATACCAAGGGTCGTTAACGTCCGAACTTAAATCTGCATTTGCTAAAATTACATTATCAACACCAAAAGTTTCAGTTGTTGCAGAAACAGGAACTCCAAATAATGTAGTACCGGTTACTTGGTTAAACGTTCCTCCACTTACTGTTCCCCAAAATACTGCGTTACCTACTGTTGCTCCACTACCACCACTTGCAAAATTATTAATTTTATTTGATAAGAAATTTATAAAATCTTGATTTAATGATGAAGTACCTCCATTAAATGTTGTATAGTTGTTATAAAATATTGATGATAACAATGATGACGGGTTAGTTACTGTAACATTTGCACTTGAACCTGTTGTACCTGTGAAAGTTAATGTGTATGATGTGCTAACACCTGTTGCCGCTATTGTTGATGTATCGGGGTTTCCTATCGTTGTAATAGACCAAGATGGTCCCGCATCATAACCCGATAAACCAAGAACTCTTGTTACAAAAAGTTGGTTAGATTGTTGCAAATAAGATTTTGCAATATAAGATGTTTCATATTTAGGAATTTGAGTATTAACAAATTTTTCAGGGCTTGTGCCACCGAAATAAACTTGATACTCGTCAAAACTTGTAATGAAGATTGGTTCAAATGCCGGACCTTGTAGTGTTTCACCTACAATACCTAATGTTGTTACACCGACACTTTGAGCCACAAAAGTTAAATCTCTTTCTGATGTATAAACACCTGGAGATACAAATACTTTGTTAGTTGAAGCCATTATTTTACTGTATTTTTAAATTTATTTTTTTATATAAATACAATCATTTAAAGCAAAAAACACTTATAAAATGTAATTATTTAAGATGTGGCAGAAATAATTCTACCTTTTTTCTGCCCTAATTATTTACTTTATTATGAAAAAAATTAAAAACATTAAAATTTCAGAAGAATCACATAAACTATTAAAAGAGTATTGTGAAAAAAAAGGATTTAAAGTATATAAGTTTTTAGAAAACTTAATTATAAAAAATTGCCAAAAAGAAAAAGACATTTACGGTGAAGATTTATAATAATTTTACAACTGTTTTAATAATAGATTCTTTTGTTATATCTTCTTTATAAACTACAATTTTTAAAACGTCTCCATTATTTACTTGTATTAGTGATAAGTTGTCCCCGTAAAAATTATTATTAATAAAAACAGAATAACCGTTAGCACAAGAATCAATAGCAGTAATTGTACCACCACTTGTGTTTGAAAAGTATGGTTGTGTTGATGATTTTACGCAAACAGTACCATAATTTCCAGATACTGTTGGTAGGGTAATGGTTGTACCTGAACAATTAGTATAGATTAAATTGTTATTTGTTATTGATGAGTATTCTGCAGAAAAACAGTTAATAATATTTGTGGCACTATCAACTAAGATATCGGCATCGTACCTCATTACCTCAACCAATTCTGTATTTCCTGAAACAAATAAAAAATCTAAATCAAAATTATCGGGTCTTGGAGGTTCTATCTTTACTTTTCTACCTCTAGTTCTTGTATCTACTTCAAACATAGAAACTTGTCTAGATATTGCAGGGGCAATTGTAAATTCTTCTTCATCTAATAAAAACCCCATAAGTGTTAGTTTATAGGTTTGAATATAATATTTTCTTTTTTCTATATCTTTTGCCGATTCATCGGAAGGATCTTCCATTTTTAATGGCATAAAATGACCTTTGATTTGTGTATACCCCTGTTTAGATGTGAAGGTCTGCATCATTATTTTATTAAATTCATTCACCTCCCTCATTCTAGAACAAAAAATCTTTACCGAATATGTTATATCAACAGGAACCGGTTGTGGTATTTTATATACATCGGCACCTTTTCTATCCCCGTCCCAAGTTGGTACAGAATAATAATAAAACTTTAATCTGTCAGGAATGTTTGCCTGACCCCCCCAAATTTTACCGTATTTTACAGTTGGTTCCCTTACTGTTATAATAAATGGTAATGATACGTTTTTATCTAAATCTTGAAACTCCCACGTTTCAGTAAATTGAGCCCAACTTTGATTTGTTATGATTTTATCTACTGTTGGTACTTCTTTGCCATCAATAACTAATTTAAGTTTTTCTTTTACAAAATCTAAAACTCCTCTGTCTAAATCGGCATGTAAAACCCCTTTAGGTAGAAATGTACCACCGTCAGTCACTTGGTCTAACATTTCTTGTCTTCTTTCTTTACCTACTTTTTTAGGTACAAGTGGTAATGTCTTTTTTATTTTTTTTGGTAATGCCATTTTATACTCCGTTAAAGGTTTCTTGTGTTGTTGGTGCTGCGATTATTGTTCTATAATATTTTTTATATCCACCATAAGAGTGCTTCAAATCTGAATTAACTCTACCATCATTTACTACCGTATAGTATCTTACTCTATCTTCTGTTTCATAATAGGCTAAATAATCACCTAAAGATATTTCTACAGCAAATTGATCTAAATGTGATTGATAAACACTAAAGGTCATATTTCCTGGTTCTACTTGTGATAATTTAGACGAACCATAGTCTGAATTTGATGGTGAATCTATTTTAACTAAACCTCTTAATTCGATAGGTGCTAAAAATTGTATTCCATTTGTTAACGCTTCTCCATAAACATCATCATTATTTGTTTTTTGTCTATCTACTCGATATAAAACAACTGTGAAATTCATATCCCCAATTTGCCATTCCATTCCCATATTAATATCTAAATTAAAATCTTCCTCTGAGAAAAACTTATTTAATCTTGTAATTGGAACTTTATTCTGTGACATATTAATAAATACTTTGATTGATTTTTTTATATTATTTACTATTTTTATTTATAATATAATGGAAGAATTAATTTCAAAAACACCTGAAACAAGGGCCCTTCAAATGTTAGATGATTATGTTGGGTCAAATAACTATATCTTGTCATTAAAAAACAAAAAACAAAATAGTAAGTCTTTTACCCCCACAAGATCTCAAGCGGAATACATAATTAACTTTCACGGACGAACACCAAAGGTGGCAAAAAAATGGGTCAAGTTAGATTCGTATTTTGGAAAAAAAATGATGGAAGATAAGATGTACACTAAAGAACCAACGGAAATATATGTTGAAAAACTTTTGGTGGAGAAGGATAAGTCATACCATATATGGGGTAAAATATTTAGTGGTGAGACCATACATGATTTTTGGATTCCAAAAACTGCACTTATTAAAGATAATGAGGTAAAGAATGTTGTTATTGAATATTCAAAATATGACCACAGGGCTCCGATGGATCACCAAAAAGAGGCGATTGAAAAACTTGTTAGAAACAAAAAGTTTATTTTGGCCGATGACATGGGTCTTGGTAAAACAACCTCAACAATTATTTCGGCACTTGAAACGGGTGCAAAAAAAATATTAATTGTGTGTCCCGCATCTTTAAAAATTAATTGGCAACGCGAAATTGAAAATTATTCAGATAGAACTGTTTATATTGCGGAAGGCAAAAAGTTTTCAACTGAATCTGATTTTGTTATAATTAACTACGACATATTAAAAAACTTTCACGACCCAAAAAAGAAAGACGACTCCATAATTTTAAATTCTAATTTTGATTTAGTTATCATGGATGAGGCACATATGATTTCAAATCCACAAGCACAAAGAACAAAAATAGTTAACGATTTATGTGATAAAGTTGAAAGGGTTTGGTTATTAACAGGAACCCCAATGACCTCAAGACCAATGAACTACTACAATCTTTTAAGTTTAGTTGAAAGTCCTGTTGCCGCAAATTGGATGGCTTACGCAAAAAGATACTGTAATGGATTTCAATTTAGTGTTGGTAAAAGAAAGGTATGGAACGTTACGGGAGCATCAAACTTAGATGAGTTAAGAGAAAGGACACAAAGCCATATTTTAAGAAGATTAAAAGAAGATGTTTTAGATTTACCAGATAAAATTATTACTCCTGTTTATTTAAGGTTAAAATCAAAAGACTATGAAGAATTAATGGGTGAATACTTTAATTGGTATGACAACAACTCAGAAGAGTCTTCATCTTTAACCATTCAGTTTGGTAAATTAATGAAAGTTAGAAAAGTGATTGCTGAAGAAAAAATTAAAAATACAATTGAATTGGCTGAAAATATTATTGATCAAGGAAAAAAAGTAATCATATTTACAAACTTTACGGATACGTTACGAACCATTTATGAACATTTTGGAAAACAGGCAGTTTATTTAGACGGGTCTTGTTCAAAACCACATCGTCAAAAAGCGGTGGATGATTTTCAAGAAAACGACAAAATAAAAGTTTTTGTTGGTAATTTAAAGGCCGCTGGTGTTGGTATTACTTTAACATCTGCAGAAGCCGTAATCATGAATGATTTATCTTTTGTCCCCGCAGAACACGCACAAGCAGAAGATAGATCACACAGAATAGGTCAAAAAAACTCAACATCGGTTTATTATCCATTATTTGAAAACACAATAGAAGGGGTGATTTATGATATTTTAAATAGAAAGAAAAAAATCATATCAACAGTCATGGGTGATGATATTATGGAAGATGCATCGACAATTGAAGAAATGTTAAATTTAATTTCTCATAAGAGGTGATATTTATTATTATGATATTTAGAAAGTTAAATGAAAAAATAAATTTAATAGAAAATAAGTTAGGGGTAAAATCACTAATAAACGAATCTTTAATTAATGAAATTAAAAAAATTTCAATAGAAAAATTACCTTATCAGTTTGACGATTTAGAAGACTTCATAGATGGTGAGACAATGAAAACACACTACACAAAACACTACAAGGCGTACGTTGAAAAGTTGAATAAAGAATTAGAAAAAATAAAAGGTAAAGATTTAGATTTAGAAGAAATTGTTTCGAGTATTTCCAAATTCAATACAAAGGTAAGAAACAATGGTGGTGGTGCGTTTAATCACGCATTATTTTGGAAAATGTTATCACCTAAAAAAACTAAGTTAGAAAATCCTTTATTATATAAGTTAGAGTCCACATTTGGGTCATTTGAAAAATTTAAAGAAAAGTTTGAAGAAGAAGCGAAATCCAGATTTGGATCAGGTTGGGTATGGTTAGTACTAACAAAAACAAATAGATTAAAAATTGTCACAACACCAAATCAAGATAATCCACTAATGATGACAGGAAAAAATAAGTCATATCCATTGTTAGGTTTAGACTTATGGGAACACGCATATTATTTAAAATATAAAAACGAAAGAGACCGTTATATTCATAATTTTTGGAAAGTAGTGAATTGGGATTTTGTTACTGATTTATACACAACTCAATTAGAAAGAAATAAAGCAGAATAATAAGATATTTATATATAAAATATTCTTATGTCAACATCAATTATTTCAGAACCGCATAGAAGTAAACTTTATAAAAGAATTAGAAATCTTTTAGGTGCACCTTTAAGAGGTGTTGAGTTAGAAGATGAAATGATGGACTCTCTTTTAGAGTTATCCATTCAAGATTATTCTCAACACGTTAATGATTGGTTAATTGAGACCCAATGGTCGGCATTGTACGGGTTAAACCTTGATGAACAATCTTTAACTAAAGCATTTACAACTAGAAGTTTAGATTGGGAAACACAATACACTTACGCATACTCAAAAATTGTTGGTTTACAGGCTGGGGGTGATTACGTACTTCAAAAAGATTATATAGACTTAGTTCCGCATCAACAAATTTATGAGATACCGGCAGGTAGAGAGGTTAATGAATTACTTTGGTTTGCTCGTTCTGAATTGGACGCAGCATATTTTGATCCATTTATGGGTGGATTCGGTGGATTCGGCGGTATTGGTTTAGGTGGTGGTGCTGGATTTTCTCAGATGGGTACAACAGGAAACTATTTTATAACCCCAGCATTTGATATTCTTTTGAGAATGGCGGACATACAATTAAAAAGAAGAATTATTACAGGTGATTTAACTTATAGAATAACCGCGTTACCCGAAGGAAAAAAGGCAATACATTTATATAATGTTCCTGGTGGTAAATTTGATTTTGGTAATATGAGAAGAAACGATTATAGAGTTTGGTATTGGTATTATGATACATTTGATAGGGACGATTGTTTGGCAAAAAATCCTGATGTGGTTAGATTACCTTCCGATATACCTATAGATGAAACAAGGTGGGACGAATTAAATTCTCCTGCACAAACATGGGTAAGAAGATGGTTTACAGCATATTGTAAAGAAACACTTGCAAGAGTAAGAGGTAAGTTTAGTGGAAATTTAAAAACACCTGATAGTGAATTAACTCTTGAATATACAACGTTACAATCAGAAGCCAAAGATGAAAAATCAATTCTTTGGGAAGAACTCAAAACAAGACTTGAAAGGTTAAGACCTGAAAAACAATGGGAAATAAAGGGTGCTATGGCTGAAAATATGAATAAGGCTCTAAAATATAGACCATTTAATTACCCAATAAACGTAATTTAATATTATGGCTATTTTTAGATCAATCCCATCAAAAAGGATTATAAATGGTGTTATTATAGAAACATCCGACTCGTCTATTGTTTCTGAAAAAGAATATACAACAAGTGGTGAATATGTGATAATAACAAAAGGTGTTGAATATTGTGTAATCAATTTAAATCATAAAACATCCGATCATATTGTAATAAAACCCTTAACTCAAACATTAGTTAGGTCTGAAAAATTAATAGATGAAGAATTTAACGAAGTTGAATTAGATAAAGGGTCTTGTGTTGAATTTAAATTTGTTGGTGATTCTTGGTACATACTTTCTTCAGACGGACTAAAAAATTCTTAGTCAAAAATTAAAGACATTAAATCACCATCCTCATCAAATTCATATATCTCTTCATCATCAACCTTACTTTTAGATACTCTAGTTTTCATTAGTTCCATATTACTATTAACATAATCAGTATTAACTAAATTAATTGTATCATCAATATACATGTAATAAGGGTTAATACCTACAGATTGCCAAAATTCTAACTCCATATCAGATAACGTTAATACCTCATCTAAATTATCCTGATCTTTTTCTTTCATCGGGTAACCTCTACCTAACTCTGTTTGTGATTTAGTAAATATTGGTTGGTCTTTTGGATCCTCAATTAAAATGTCTTTTCTAATATCAGGACTATAAACAACAAGTAATGGTTCAATTCTTTTATTAAAAGCTGCCAAATATCTTGGAACATTATACTCACCTAATAAGTCCGGGTTATTTTCAATTTCTTTTTCATCAATCAAATAACAATTTAAAATAACCTCACTTTTTGATAACATTTCAGGTGGTATTGCTCCATGAATTTTTGTATAATCTTCGATTTGTTTTTTAGTCATTTTTGTCGTTTTTTTCTGAACATCACCATGTGATTTCTTTTCACCATTATTAACATAATAAATGGTGTCACCTAAACCCGGGTTTTTTCCTGCGTTCATTAAAAGTTCCATATGCGCTTGTCGGGACATTAAACTTCCCGCCTTTGTTGTTTTTGTTATGTGAACTTTATAATCATCTATTGATTGTTTAACACGAGACTTGTTTGCAATCTTTGCCAATGGAATTTCTCTATTATAGATTTTACTTACATACTCATAATAGAAATCTAAAAACTCACCACCCTTACCATCAAGTAACATTCTAAGACCTTTATCCAAAAATTCAGCAACGTATGTTTGAAGTTTTTTAGATTTAATTGAATTACCTGTAAGTTTAACTTTACCTTTATCTGTAAGAAGTGCGTAGTTTTTACGAGCCACGTTAATTGTTGCTGGCCATACACCATCAATATCAAGACCCATTTCGTTTCTCATAAATAAGTCATTGTATTCTGCAACGTCAGCTTCTGCACCTGTATAAACCTCACCCTCATTTACTAACCCATTAAGACCCTTACCCACATATGTATAATTTTCTCTATCAACAGGAGTTTCAAAGTTTACACCATCGGTATCCATTACCAAAGGAACATAACCTCGTTTCATAAAATACATAATCATCTGTCTAAGGTACTGTCTACCGGTACACGTAATCTGTTCTCCCATGTCAATGTCACCCCACGGGAATACGTGTGGTGCAGATAATGATCCAAAGAATGCGTTGATAAAGATTTTGATTGGTAACTGTTTTCTGTCGTATGAGACAGAAAGTTTCGGATCCGTTTTTTTAAATTCACTTGCTAAATTTTTATATTTTATACGGGTATCTCTAAAGTACTTTAACATACTCTTCATCGCACCCGTTACATCACAAGCGGGGAATACGTCATGTACTAATTGAATAGAGGGGTATAGTGATGAGTAGTCAAGTTTTAATACCTTTCTTGAATAACCAACCTGAACTAACCTAGAAAGTCCACCCGTAAACTTTCTTTTTTCTTTTTTCTTAGGTAAAGCCAAATTGTTTTTGTATGACCATGCACACATAATCATTTTCCATAATGTTGCGGTACCCATTGTTGATAATCTTTCATAAGTTGTTGGTACAAGTTTAGAAAGTAAAAAGTTTGCTTGGTTGAACTGTTCGTCAACAACCATAGTTTCATAAAGGTCATCGTCAAGATAGTCTTCAATAATTTTTGAACCTGAAGTTAACTTATAGACATCAGTTCTTCTTGAACAAACCTCATCTATTTTTTCATTAATACCTACTTTTTTATAGTTACCGTTTTCTTTATTCATCCAATAGTCTTCGTTATCGAAGTATATTTTACCAATCTTATCCCCTTCAACATAAACACGATTTTCTTTTTCAGCCTCAATAAATTTGGTAATGTATTTCAATGACCAACTTTTAATATCTGAGTTGATTGCTTGTGCTCTACGAACAGCATGTGCAATATCTATAATGTTGTAACCCCACATTTGTGTTTGAACATAAGGTTCCATTTCATTGGCTAACTTTAAAATCCCATCCTTTTGTTTTA